GTTGATTGCTGAAAAGCTACTCCTTAGCGGGAGTCTCCCTTATCCACATTGGAGGACCTAGGATGTCGCTGACAATTGCGTTAGGGATGTCCATTCTCATAGTCATGGTGATAAACTGTTCTTCGGACATGGGGTGCGCCAGGAAGGGCATTTTCGACGACTCGTAAGACCCGGGCTTGACCCGGGCGGAGGCCGGAAGTGTCCCCGTCTTGGGGCCTTGTTGAAGAAGAGCAAGAAGATGGTCCAAACGGTCCAAATTCTTACTGTGTGTCACCACACTATGTGGTACGGCGTCTGGCCGCCCACCGGTAACATCCTTTTCCGGATGAAACACGGTGGGCAGCGGCGGCTGTACGAGAGAGGTAGCGGACTCTATTCCGCCACGAAGCATACGTTCTTGTAGGTGGAGCCATTGTGCCCTTCCTTGGCGCCATTGTTGATCCCCGTATAGGGGTTTCAGGCGTTCAGCATGGGTAAATGGATCAATCTCCAATAGGCGGCGAGTTGGCTGGATTTGTTCCGGTGCGAGAGCACTAGTGAACATCCTGACCAATTTAAGGCCTATGTATGGATTGGGTACCCGTCGGATTAACTCCCACACACGAAGGTTTTTTCCTTCGAGTGGTCGAGCCGACTGACCCATACCACCTAAGACTACCGGCATACCGAGAGGAAGCATGCCCTCAACGTTCTCCCATTGTGGAAGAAACGCAAAGGCCTGCTCCTCCCAAACAAGAGTCCGCATCGCGTCGTTGGGCGCTTTGAGGGTCTTGCTTGCCTGTAGGAATGTTTTAAACCGAGGGGGATGACTATCGTCGCCGAACTCTTGTTCGGGTCGTACTACGGTCTTCATCTTCGGTATTTGTAGTATCTCCCTGTCTTGAAAGGGAATTTCTGTGAATATCCCGCGCGCGTTTACGTTCGCTTTGGTAGTCACATCTTTCCACTCAGAGAAGAGAGAACCTAATTCGTTGGCGGTGTCTTTGTACCCTTGTATGTATGGGTCGTCTCCGGCGCGGAGACTATCATCACCACAGAGGTTCGACATTCCCTTGCCCATATCTGCTCCCTTTTGGTCACAATACAGATTGTAACTATATAGGAATGATATGGACACAGCGGTGCCCATTTGCAGTCCCACCCGTGATAGGTAGGCAAGTCCCGACCCGTCCGTAACCCTCTGAGAGGGTTGTCTGATTGTAAACCACGAAATGTGGCGAACCATCTGACTTAGGGCGAGGCAGTGCTTAGTAAGAGGTTTGGTGAGTGTGTATGGGGTTCCATCACCCCATGTGCATTCCTCATCCTCTCGCTGTATCTCTGGTAGAGGGGTACACCCGATGCCAGGTCGGTAGTCGTTTTCGCCAACTTCCTGCGTGTGGTGAGAGTTAAAGTCTAAGGTCTCCCTTAGGAGGACCAAGCTGTTAACTCCATCCGTGTCAGGAACTATGGGTCTCGCTGGGGTAGGGCCATTGTCATCTTTCGATTTGACATGGTCACACACCAAAAAGAATTCCCAGTCGAATTCGGCGTCATTCAGTTGGAGGAACCGGCCAAGTCCGTTGCGTAGTCGACCAGGTTCTGGGTCTACCAGAACCCCTGTCTGCCTATCGACTGACTGGTAGTAGCACCATTGGCAGATACCTTTTGGGCATCTTTTCCTTTGGGCTGCTGGTGGAACGCCGTCGACGATTGCTCCCGCGCGACCTTGTCGGTCAAGAAATTGGGCAACGTTGAATGTTTCCACGCTGGACTCCTTTTGTCTGGTTGTCCATGTCTGTACTATATTGTGCTTTATTTCGCACAATCCTTCTATGACGATTTCCTTTTCGGGGGGGTTTCCCCTCTCCGCTAAGATCGCATTGATTCGTACGTTCATGGGCTGAGATATCTCTGGGTAGCTGTGGTTCTGACCGATATGGTCAGTCTCGCCTCTCATCCCGGAGTTTCTAAGCATTCTCCACGCTTTGGCCCCGAAGGCATGTTTCCCATGCTCGCATCGAGGGTCATACGGGAGTAACCGTGCGTCGTGTATGATGGCGTCGTTACCCTCGTCATTCGCAAGAATGACGTAGGGCCCGGTTGCTAACAGTGCGACGTCCTTCCAGTAATCACTCCATGGGAGAGCGTCGATGACGCTCTTTGAGAATTGGAACGGGAACCGGTCGGTACTAACCGTCATATCTCCAGAGTGGATCAGCGTGGCGTCTTCAAAAGTTGCCATGAATCCTCGCAGGAGTTCCTCTCTATTTGCCCCCTTCGTTCGGAACTTACACCTAACATCCTTTTTGATGATCTGGAATAAGCTCTTGCGAACAGGGTCGCAGAGGATGTTGAGAAGTCCTGTGGTTATACAGGGCACCCTTACCTTCCCACCTAACTCGGGTATACCGAAGGGTTGGAGAGGGAGGTGCAATTGCGGTTGATCGCAATCTTCTCTTGCACATGTGTGGGCGTGCTGCACATACGGGTCTAAGATGTCCGCCGAGATACACCAGCAGAAGTAATTGTGCTGATCTGTGGTTAGGCGGATGTTTCCAGGCCGTAGTGCCTCATCCAAGTAGGTGGACCTCCAGTCCGCTGTGCGTGGAAGCCCTAACGGTAAGAAGTGGGGTTGCCCATCCTCATCCTCCCCGAGGTAGATGGGTTCCCTCAGCTCTTCCGGGGACATTAGGACGGCTTGGTGGAATAGCTGGCTGAATAAGCTTACGCATCCTCCTTGTGTCCGTGTCCTTTCGAGACAGCCGCTGTTTCCGGGATCCTTCCTTGGAAGGGACCCCGGATCTCGCGAGCTCTTGAAGTAATCCTTCGCCCACTGGTTGATATCCTCCGCCCTGCTCTCGCTAACCTGCCAAGGTTTGCGGAAGCGCTCGAAGGTTTTCATTTCCTCTATAGCTACTTTTTCTAGCGAGGGGCGCGGTAGTGCCCTCCCCAAGAATCCGTATACTAATAGAGCATAGCTCGGTAGAGCCTCGCTCCATCGATTTATGAGTGTGTTGGAGAGGAACCAGCCTTTCTTGGGCAGACTCCACTCTTTATCCTCGTTGTCCTTTGGGACATGCGGAAGGGTGAAATTTGTCTTTGATCGGGTCTTGTACACTTCGTAGTACTCCTTGTTGGTCACGTAAGTGTATCCGACATCGAGAGTCGTGGAAGTATCATAGGTTCCCCATGCTAGTATGTTGAGTAGCCTCTTGGAGAATGCATTGAGCTTAGGATCAGGGTTTGTCCCTGTTTGCCATAGCACGCGCATCTCGGAGGAGGTCTCCTTAACTAGGTCAATTGTCTGGTCGATTCCCCATCGCTCGAAATACTGTCCGAGCCATGTGATTTCCTTGACAATTTGGTCGTACGCCTGGGCGTCGGATTTAATGCTGAGATCGAAAGTCCTTAACGGACTCGGTAGTATCTCGCCTTGCTTCCTTTTTACCCTGGTGTCACCCTTCCCTCCTTTGCTGGAGGGGTATTGTCGGGCTACGCAGATTGTGCTGATAAGCGCTTGGGTTAATTCCCCAAATGCTTTATAGGCAGATCTGGCAGCCCTCTCTGAAGCCCGCTCGGCTTCGAGGGCCTTTTTGCTCAGCTTCGACCTCTCCTTCTCTCGGGAAGGGTGGTCGATGTTTTCGCCAAATTGGCTAACTCTCCAGATAGGACGCGCTCGGTAGGTTTCTACCTCTCGTATCTCGTAAAGAGAATCTCGAGGTATGTAAAGCGGATTTACACCGACACGTTCCCTTCTGTACTCCACCCATCGGTTATGAGAGTTTCCTCCAGTTACGGAGAACTTAATTATCCTATGGTGGGGGCCGGTTTCGATAGGGGTAGAGTGAGAATACATTTTATGGCTTCCCGTGGATTTGTATTCTATTCCTCCCGTCTCTTCTTCGGCGAAAGAGCCGTTACTTCTCTGTTCGTCGCGGAATTCTTGCTCGGTTAATGGTTGAACCTTTACGGTGAAACCCTCATCTAGCATCTCTGCGAGAGATATCTCGGCGAATTTGCGAACCGCCCCAAACGCCTGTTTGGAGACGAATGATCGCCCATCGTCCGATATACCATAGTATATTTTCGCTTCCCGGTCTGGATCTTGCCTTATCCTTCTACGGACTTGGCTTATCTCCCGGGACTCGTTGAGAATCATAATGGGCTCAGCCTTACCCTCGTCTTCGATTAAACTTGAAACTACGAGTAATGCTGGGTCAAACCCATTTGGATCCTCCTCTTCGGCCATGTCAGCCCAACGGTCGCTCTGTTCGGACGCGTTGTAGCCTTCTTCGGCTTTGACCACCTTATAGACCTGCGATTGCTTGAAGAGTTGGTGTTGTTTTTTTGTGATTGGTACGACACTTACGCCGTCG